CGGCAAGTTGGTAATCTCGGCAACTCCAAGCTCGGAGACACGCTAGGTAAAATCGTCGAAGCATTTGATAATACGGACTTAGACGGAATGGCCGCAAAGCTTGACGCTAAACTCGCAAGCCTAGTAGATAAAGCTATCGCATTCGGCAAATTCGTTTGGAAATGGCGAGAACCAATCGCATACGTGGCTGGAGCTATCGTAGCAGCAGTCGGAGCACTAGCAGGCGTAGGAGTTATCGCCGCACTAGCGAATCCCATATCGTTAATCGCCGCAGGAATAGCCACAGCAGTAGTCGGAATCAAAGCGCTATACGACAATAGCAAAGCCGTTCGCGGAGTCATTAGCGGTATTAGTAGCGCGTTCAAAGCCGTATCGGAAATATTTAAAAACGGGCTTAAAGGATACG